AGCTCGCTACCAGTTTCCCTGATTTTGAAACCATTGGAGAGGATGTCAAATCCAACGGCAGATGTCCCTTCCGCATTGTTTAAGTTTGGGTACAAAATTTTATTGACGACGTTGTATGTGTTTCTAACTGCATCCATAATGCGCCAGTTCTCTCCAGAATTGGTGTTCTTAAAGAGCACCCACCTTGGCCTAAACCCGGTATACACAAACGGCCCATCCGCGCTGCCGTTGCCAGTGTAGCTGCCGAAACTAGAGTACCCGTCTACTGGGGCGAAGCAGTAGGCGACGTAGTTGTAACCAGTGTTAACGATATTGTCATTGCCTACTGTAAAAACAGAGTTTGTCGGAGCAGTATTGTTCCAAGTGCCGGAATAAGTATTTGCACTACTGGTTGTATCTAGCTGTATGTATTTAGTGGCTCCTAGTGCTGAGTGATATACACACCATCCTTGCGTTGTGTTTCTGGCTTTGACTACGACAAACTCTGGTGCGGCGTTCAAACCATGACCAATAGTTGCACCTGATGTTGAATTACCAGAGTAGGTAACAATCGAGAACCCCGCACTAGCTTTCGCCCTCACCTGAGAAGTGATGCTGCCGTCAGTGTTGGAGACTGTTGATGTTCCACCGTCCCATGCCCAGGCAACAATAGGAGCAGAACTTGCGTTTACGCCGCCAGTAGAACCAACAGAAAAACCATCGGAATTAAATGACGTTAAAGCATTTGCATCTGTAGCTTCTGCGTTTGTGACGTTGGGATGGAGATATTTTGTAGCGCCTCTGACAATATCGTACAGTTGGTGATAATCACCAGCATTTCGTACTTTAATCCACGCCAGATCAGGCGAGAAGTTGAGCCCACTAATTGTTTGAGAGGTTCCGTTGCCGGTATAGAGAGCAACATCCATCGCCGTCGAACCATCGGCAATCGTTGGGTCCGGTAAATTCGTTGTGCAGAGTGCTTTGTAGCCGCTGGGGGCGGTGTAGGCGAAGGAACGTTGGCCGAAGTTGATAGAAGCTGGACTGCCACTACTGTTATATGCAGTTACTGCTGGCATCCACGTTCCATCTGTTAATCCTGAATACCTTTCATTCGTTCCGGCAACAGGATCTCCCGAACTATACCAACTACCGTTTGCACCAAACCAAACTTTACCAGCGTCAGCATCAAAAGCACACATCAATATGTCACCTGTGGAGTGACTAGGTACACCGCTTGTATTTGAGCTTCCATCTTTATAAGTGGCGTTTGAACCACTGCCAATGCCATAATTAGAAGCTGCTCCTAAATGACTACTCATATTATCAGATGGTCGAGCAATTCCCATCATTGGAGCACCTGTATTCCAGCGAGTTTCAAAATACCATTTACCTGAAGTCATCATGAAATTGCCGCGCATCGACCTAAATGCCGTACCAGCGATCTCCCAATCCAAGTTGCCATTAGAAAGGACTATGGAATAGGGATTATCAAGCGGATTCAACGTCGCATAATTCCCCACCACCTCACCGCCAGCACCAGTGTCTGTGGGTGTATCTGCATTCGTCGGCGTGTCGATCAGGCTGTCAATAATTGATCCATCTGGCTTGTCAGCAAATACTGCGTATATCATGGTGTTGCCGCTGCCATTATGACCAGCCCAAGTTCCTAAAATTTGAAATCCGTCGTCTAAAAAGTTGATTTCATGAACAGAGTTTGATCCCTCTGCACCATTTGAATTTGGTTCAATTTTTAATGTAACCGGATTTGATGGGTTTCGGGCTGAATCCCACATCGACCAGCCGTCTGTGTTGTTAGAGTTCTTAATTAGCAAAAACCGAGGCTTAAAACCTGTTGTAATTGTCGGCCCCGTTGCACTGCCATTTCCGGTGTAGCTGCCGAACTTGCTGAATCCGCTGACTTCAGTCCAGCAGTAGGCGATATGTGTAGTGCTGGTGTTTGAATTGCCATCAACGCTAAACACTGATGATGTAGGTGCGGAAACAGAAGCATTTACAAAGGCATCGGTGTTATTGAGATTGCCGAGCTTTAACGTACCACCGACATCTATAAATACACGCCAAGACCCTGTAGTACCCCGTGACTTGGTAATAACCAAAGACGGAGCAGAGTTTAAACCATGCCCGACAGTATCTGTTCCGGAACCGTCGCCTGTATAACTAACAATCGAAAAGCCGTAAGTCGTGTTTGCACTTACAGAACTTGTGATCGAACCATCGGTGTTTGATGACGCTGTTCCACCTGCTTTCCAGCACCAGGCGACATACGTCGAACCGGAATTGTTGCCACCGCCGTTGTTGCCGAGCGTAAAACCGTCTGAGTTAAATGCAGAAACTCCGCTTATCGTGGCTTCAGCTCCAGTGTTGTCAGATTGAAGCATTTTTGATACACCTCTAACAACGTCATAGAGTTGATGAGATACATTAGTCCGAGGGCCTCTCTCTTTTAGCCAAACCAAATCAGGCTGAAAATCTAAGCCAGTAATTGATTGCGTGCTGCCGTTGCCCGTGTAGGTAACAACATCAAACCCTTCATTTGCCGTTGAAAGACCAGGCGCATCAGCTACAAGGTTATTAACGGTCCAATCATTGTTGTTGCCGCTTGAGTCATCACCCAGCGCAGCGTTGCTGCTGTTGTCGCTGAAGTCGAGGTGGAAAGAATTATCATCCGCTCCATCAAGTAAAACAAAATCATTGATTTCTACTGCAGCAAGGCGCACATCCGTGCTTGCGTTGTTTGTCGTAATTGAAATTGAACCAAGTGTGGAAGATGTAAATTGGCTAGTAACATCAATCCAAGTACCCGAATTGCTTACACTTGGATAGTTACTCTGTAACCACGAAGTCAGGTCTGTGCTGTCCAGCGCAAAAGTTCCCCAGTTATCACCGCCGCTATTCTTAGCGATATTGACGCGGATCTTATTGATTCCAGTAATGCCTAAGCCGCTGACAGTCGCTGTGTTGCCAGTTGTAGCTTGTGCGTAATCAGTTCCGTTAAAATTGCCGTTAAATGCTTTGTCAGCGCCTCTGCTGATAGCAGTCCAAAAGTTCCCGTTAGTGGTAGAACTCCAAGTTGTCCCATTGTTGGGATTAGTGCTAAAAGTATATTCCTTCGGCTGCCAAACATTGTTGTCGTCGTATTCACCGAAGTCAGTCGGATCAAGTGCTTGACCGTCGATGAAGTGTACGTCGGCTAGGTAGCCGTCAAAATACTGAGAGGCGCCGTCACGCCCTACATAATGTGGCTGTGCAGCATTAAAAAGAGTGTCTAAATTTTGGCTTGCAGTTGTTGTCGCCGTTAGTGACTGCTCTGCACCATTTACATAAATTTTGACGCGATTAGATGCAGTTGATTGTGTCGTGTCAAATGCGACTACGATGTGATACCAAGCGGAAGCATCACGAAAAACCGCATCAGTGCTGTATTCATATTTATCAGTTCCACCTATACGCTTAAATAAAAGAATTTTGTCAGTAGATGCCTGGAACTGGATGTAGCCACGATTGCTTGAGTCTTGATAAACCGCAAACAGTAAATCAGCGCCACTTGTTAAACCACTTCTTTTCACCCAACCGCTCCAAGTCCACGTCTTGCGATTACCTGCAGATGACGGAGTTCTGTTCAGATACGCACTGTCAGCACTGTTAAACCGCAAGCTGCGTTCAATCTCGTAACCGGCACTGGTAGCGTTTGCAGCGCCAATAATTGCCGGAATTACGCCGTCAAAAACAGCCATATCAAGAAATATCTAGAATTGACGTTGTGATAATGGTACTCGGATCTTGAACGTAATACAGAAGTGCGTCTTGCCCGCTTGCTGTAGTAGTTAAAGTCGGTGCAGTTCCCCCTGCAAACGCAAAAACAGCGTTATAAGCAAGCGTACGGGATCCGGTACCGTCTTGAAGAATAAAAATACTGCCGGATTGACCGCCACTGGCGTTTGTAGGGGCACCAAGTGTACCGTTTCCGGTCAACGTCATTTTAAAATTATTTGATGAACCAAAATCAAGAGTGATGGTACCGTTTTCGAGCCCCTCGTCACGAATATCTGCATAAGTTTGGGACTGAGTGCGGACATTACCTGAGATCGGGCCGCCAGTTTTATCATATTTGCCGCCCACATCGGTGAGAGCAGCATTACCGGAAGCTAAAGCAACAGAAGCGTCGACTAAAGCTGCGTTACCAGAAGCAAGAGCAGTAGCTGCATCAACTAAAGCCGCATTACCAGAAGCAAGTGCGCCTCCTTCAGCAACAGCAAGAGTTAAAGCTGCGTTACCCGAGGCGAGAGCTACAGCAGAATCGGTAAGTGCAGCATTACCAGAAGCTAAAGCACTTGCGCCGACAGATAAAGCAGCATTTCCGGAAGCAAGTGCTGTAATCGCAGTTCCGTCATATCCAAGTTCACCGCCAAGTGTGTATAAACCACTTGGATTACTAATTAAACTTACACTTGCACCAATAATTCCGTCGCCCGGAGGCAGTTCAGCGAAAGCGCCGCTGATTAAAACAATAGGCTGACGATCTGCCATGACGGAATATTTTAATTACAGTCTAACAACTTAGGTGCTTAAGAAAACAGGACCGTCAATCTCTAAGTGAATATCAGACTGCGTGAGAGCCATTCCCACAAGGGTAGAGGCTTGAAAACCGCCGGAGAAACTAATACCTGAAGGCTCGGTCAAAGTAACTTGACCAGGAACATTAGATAAATAGTAATAGCGTCCAGGAGTCAAAGTGTTTTGATGTGTGATGTTCTGACTGTCGACGGTAGCGACTTCATCAGTAACGACTGGCACAGTAGCGCCCGTATTACCTGAGACTGTCGTAATACCAACAGCAAAAGCAGCGTCGGCAGTCGTTCCTGATGCAGCAGACGCAGCAAAAATCACAGAACCACTGACGTAAACAACGCTACCAGAATCTAAATCTTGACCTAATTCAAAATCAAAGGTCGGATTCAGCTGAGATGAGATACCAGCACCATTAATTAGCCAGACTTGAGTACCGGCAGGGCTGTAAGACGTGTAACGACGGTTGAAAATTGACCGATTAGTCACGACTTAAACCTCAGAAAGAAAGAACGTCTGTTCCGGAATCCATGGTTGTAAACCCACCTGAAGCGAAACCGCCTGAAACGACACCCGCTGAAGTTGTTCCCAAATCAAAAATGACTTCATCAGCGGTGCCAACATCCGATGAAACCTCATCGCCTGACTCAGGAGTGGGTTCTGGCTGATTAGGATCAGCAGGCCAGTAGTTGTAATCGCTCTCAGCACCCGTATAAGTTGTAATATAACTTGCAAGATCTTCAACAGAAGTCTGTAAATCAATCATCAGCAACTTGGCAGAAGAAGCAATACGAATGCTTTCACGCCAGGTAGACCATTCGGCAGGAATAGCAGTTCCATTATCTGCTTTACGCACTGCGTACCAGTCAGACGGTTGTAGTAACTTATTTGCTGTCTCGTTTGTTGTATTTTTCCACAAGGTTTTGAGGTCGTCTAAATCCTTGGGGTTATTTGGACCCCAGTAAAACTTTTGGTCATAAGCTGGTTGAACAGGATTAGCAACTTCTGTAATACCAATCGCTGTTTTTTCATCCAAGCTACTGAGACGAAGCCAGTTTGCTGGATAGTTAACACCGCCGTGTGAAAACGGACGGTCATACTGCAGTGTTTTTCCGTCGAGAATTAACACGGATTTTTTGAAACTTTATAAGTTAAGTATAACCCTTAAATTTAATCTTACCGCGCACGGGCGGTTTTGAAGGGCGATTCAGCGAAGGCGGCGTAAATTATCGTGGCGCCACTGGCGTTGAGCTCGCTACCAGTTTCCCTGATTTTGAAACCATTGGAGAGGATGTCAAATCCAACGGCAGATGTCCCTTCCGCATTGTTTAAGTTTGGGTACAAAATTTTATTGACGACGTTGTATGTGTTTCTAACTGCATCCATAATG